CCAGGGTCGCTTGACTCCACCCGAAGGTCTTCCTAAGGGTCGTATGAGTCAGTGATGTGACGAGGAAGTCAAACAACCTTCCTCGTCGCAGACAACTTAAGCTGTCTGCGTCGCGTTGCTTGGCAACGCGACCACCCAACGGTTTTCCGTTGGGCTCCACACATATGTATGTGTGGGTTCTTCCTGAACTACGTTCGCGAAGATGATCGCCCTATGTCTAGGGTGACCGACGATACTGATATAGTTCGTCGCTCTGGGAGTATCATACTCCCAGTCGTCCCACTCCATTATATCAACCATGGAGTCGGCTTCTGTAAATTGTGAAAAGTTTACAGCTCCGTAGTCTATTAGAGTACGGATAAGGTGCTTTTCGAAGCCCTTAGTGACGAGTGTCGTTTCGACCTCGTCCATCAGACCCATTCTATAGGTCTGAGGTTCCACCATACATATGGTGGTTGGTGTTGAGGATCTTGCCACTTCGGTGACCTCCTCAAACACTGAGGCCGGGATAACTTTACCCCGGATCTCTACATCTCCAGTTTCCTGGAGATGGTTCAGATCCCTATACATTGTGGATCTGGACATTCCCACTTCCGCTGTCCACCAGGACATGAAGGGGAAAGACCGCACACGACGTCTTATTACGGTGTGGGTCGCTGGACCAGGTTTCTGTTCCAGTATAGTTGCCAGTCTTCTGGCAAGCTTTACATCCTTTGAAACAAGGATGAGGATGGGGGGTCTTTCCTCCCATCTAGACACTTCCCTAGCTAGGAAGTGGTCAGAATCTACAAATCTGTAGAGTCTATCCCGAACATGGTTCGGGAGAGCCGTATCATTTTGGATATGGCTAAGGAACGCCTCTTGTGAGGTTTCGTTCCAGACACTATTTCTTACAATAGTGTCACCGAGCCACCATCGGGCGCTCGGGTCCTGGTCCCCGTGGGGCCAGTTCCAGCCTAGATTTAGATAATCTAGTGCAGGTACCTTGTCTTTAATGACAAGGTAGTCGGATACACTGTTATAAGTGAATCCATCGTCACGCCATTTTGTGACGAAGTCAGGAATACTAGGTCTCCTGACACTCCTACCTCCATGGTAGGATCGTTCCACGTCGAAAGATGGAACTGGCGGTTTGCGTCCAGCAAACAGCTCGGAGTAGTAATAACTTCTCCATAGCCTGAAAGCAGTTTTTTCAGGTTGCTCGATCTGTGGAACACGAATCGAGTTTATCAGGAGTGTATCTCCTGATATCACCGCATCATCTGGGATGAGGTGTCTGGTCTCGTTTATTATCGGGACCATGAGGTGGTGTTTATGTACCACCTCGTTCGTCCGTTCTGAACGGACGTACCTGCAGGACCATGCGCCCTGCATCATGGAGTCTATACGATAATAGACTTCATCCGGGTCTCTACTCCGAGACTCGATCACTCCTGTTAGGAGTGCTGGATCGTTTGTAAACGAACCATCCCCCCCAATTTCTATTGGGAGGTATGGACAGAGTGTATCACTGTCCGTAGGTAACAACATATGTTGTAACCTAGTTGCCCTCTCAAACAGGGGCAGCAGAGTGGCACTATTTTGTGCCACCCATCGCGTCTCCTTCCCAAGGAGAGCGAATCTTCCAACATTGGTGGAAGAGTATGCGTCAGTTTCTGACGTATTGGGGATCAGTAATCTGATCCTCGGGTAGTCCTGATAGCAGGACGGTACCTTCCTCCTGATACATGGTCCAGGAAGGTGGTCCAGTACTTGTGGTACTGAACAGGCCTCTTCACAATAGAAGAGTAGCCGACGACTAACAAAGTAGTCGTCCATACTGGGTTTAAACCCAGTATCGAGGAGCCCTTGCAGGTACCTCGGACCATCCTCAGGATCATTTGTGAGGATGGCAGCATCGTCACCGACGATGCTTGCTACGGGAGAAATCCCGGAGCTGTGGAGCACATAATCGTGAGCCACTGTGAGGACATACTTTGTAAGTCTGTCCCCCATGAGCCACCCTTTTCGTTTGGTGGCCCAGGTCCACAAGTTGTTTTTCTTGTAGATCAGGTATCTCGGTGAGAGATACATCGTCTTCGCGAGTACCGCGAATCCGAGGGGAAATTGTTCCCCATTCACCGCTTTAGCGCGCTGAATTGCCAGATTTAAAATCTGACGTGCTACGGACATGTTTCCGTAGTCAGTGGCCTCTTCGAGGTCACAGCT